CAACAGAGATATTAAATCGACTGAAGATAGAATAAAATATGTTTCAGAAATGTATGATCCTAAAAGTTACAATACAGGTGGTCCTGTTAGTATAGATAATATGCTAGCTGCCTTATGAATCTAGCACATCTTTCTGATCAAGAGATCAAAGAAACACTTATACTTAAAGAACGTCTTGAGTTATTAAAAAAACAACAAGGTTGTCAAGAAACATTTCTAGAGTTTATTGATCACATGTGGCCTGAGTTTATTTGTGGCCGTCATCATAAAATATTTGCAGAAAAGTTAGAGGACGTTGCTAATGGTAAATGCAACAGACTTATTATTAACATGCCTCCTCGTCACACCAAGTCTGAATTTTGTTCTACTTATTTTCCAGCTTGGATTATGGGTAAGCAGCCAAAAAGAAAAATTATGCAGACAACTCATACAGGTGAGTTAGCTGTAAGGTTTGGTCGTAAAGTTCGTAACATGATGGATGCTGAAGAATACAAACAGATCTTTCCTAAAGTAGAACTACGAGCAGACTCTAAATCAGCGGGTCGTTGGGAAACTGACAAAGGCGGAGAATACTTTGCCGCAGGTGTAGGAGGAGCTATTACAGGTCGAGGTGCGGATCTACTCATTATTGATGACCCCCATTCAGAGCAAGACGCTTTGAGTCCTACTGCTATGGAAGCCTGTTGGGAATGGTATACCTCTGGACCTAGACAGCGTTTGCAGCCTGGTGGAGCTATCATTCTTGTGATGACGCGTTGGAGTTCAATTGATCTAACGGCTAAGTTGTTAGACTCACAAAAAGAATCTTCAGCTGACCAATGGGAAGTTGTAGAGTTTCCAGCTATCTTTCCTGAAACAAGCAATCCTTTATGGCCCGAGTTCTGGTCTATAGAAGAATTAGAAAAAGTAAAAGCTTCTTTACCTGTGCAAAAATGGAATGCACAATGGATGCAAACACCTACCTCTGAAGAAGGTTCTATTGTCAAAAGAGATTGGTGGAATGCTTGGGAAAGCGAAGCTTTGCCTCCAGTAAGTTATATTATTCAAAGCTACGATACAGCTTTTAGTAAAAAAGAAACAGCAGACTATTCAGCTATTTCAACGTGGGGTGTATTTAAACCTACACCCGATTCTCCTGATTGCATCATATTATTAGATGCGCAGAAAGATCGTTGGGATTTTCCAGAATTGAAAAGAGTAGCTTACGAAGAATATCAATATTGGGAACCTGATATGGTATTGATTGAGGCAAAAGCTTCGGGTACTCCTTTAACTCACGAACTCAGAAGATTAGGTATACCTGTCGTTAATTACTCTCCAACCAGAGGACATGACAAATCTACAAGAATGCACTCAGTTGCACCTATCTTTGAGTCTGGTTTGGTTTATGCACCCGAAAGAAAATTTGCAGAAGAAATGATAGAGGAATGTGCTTCATTTCCCTTTGGTAAAAATGATGACCTATGCGATACTATGACTCAAGCTTTAATGAGATTTAGAGAAGGTGGTTTAGTTTCTCTTGGGGATGATTACGAAGATAGAGAGAAAGCGCCAGTAAAGAGGGTATACTATTAGGATGTTATTAATATTTCTTACAGAATATGAGGATAATGGTACAACATTTAGTGGCCCATGCATTATTTCAGAAAGCTGGAATCAAGCAGAAAAAGAAGCAACACGTTTTAATCTTAAAATTGTTGGCACTTTAGTTGACGCGTTCCCAAGTTCTATGATTGAGGAAGAAGAAAAAAGAGTACTACACTAATGGCAATAGAAAAAGAAATTAATCCAACGGTTTTAAACGAAGAGAATCAAGTACCGCTTGGCCAAGAAAACATGAAAGTTGCTATTGAAGCAATTATGGAATCAGGAACCGAAGGTTTTGAAATGCAAGAAGATGGTAGCGCTATTTTAGGCGAAACCATGACCGAAGAAGTAGAAACAGGCTTTGACGAAAACTTAGCTGAAATCTTAGAAGATCAACAACTAGCAAATATATCAAATGAGTTAATGTCTGGTATTGAGAAAGATAAAGCCTCAAGAGAAGATTGGGAAAAAACTTATACTGATGGATTGAAATATTTAGGCATGAAGTTTGATGCTGAAAGATCTGAACCTTTTGAAGGTGCATCTGGTGTGATACATCCATTATTAGGTGAAGCTGTAACAACCTTCCAAGCTCAAGCTTACAAAGAACTTTTGCCGTCAGGTGGTCCAGTTAAAACTCAAGTCATAGGGGCTTATGATTCTTTGGTAGAAGAACAAGCTCAAAGAGTTAAAGAATTTATGAACTATCAAATTACTCATGTAATGGAAGAGTTCGATCAAGAATTAGACCAACTATTATTTTATTTACCACTAGCAGGGTCTGCATTTAAGAAAGTTTATTATGATGAAAGTTTAGGTAGAGCTGTATCTAAGTTTATTGCGCCTGAAGATTTAATTGTTCCTTACTACACAACCGATTTAGAAACCTGTCCTAGAATTACTAATGTTGTAAAAATATCAGAAAACGAAGTTAGAAAATTACAAGCACTAGGTTTTTATAGAAAGATAGATCTAGAAAGTGGTAATAACGCAGAAAACTATTCTGGTGTTAAAGAAGAAATAGACAAGCTTTCTGGAATGGAACCATCTTACGATGATGGAGAGGTATCTGTTTTATACGAAGTTCATTGTAATTTAGATATTGACGGTTACGAAGACGTTGACGAAGAAGGCGAAATGACTGGAATTAAACTTCCTTATATCGTTACCATAGATGCTAATTCAAATGAAATCTTATCGGTTAGAAGAAACTACAAAGAAGATGATGAACTGAAAAACAAAATAGAATACTTTGTACATTTTAAATTCTTACCTGGTTTAGGTTTTTACGGATTTGGTTTAACTCACATGATTGGTGGTTTATCTAAAGCATCTACTTCAATCATGAGACAGTTAATTGATGCAGGAACTTTAGCAAACTTACCTGCTGGTTTTAAAACCAGAGGCATAAGAATTAGAGATGAAGACACTCCTATTCAACCAGGGGAGTTTAGAGATGTTGATGCGCCTGGAGGATCTCTTAGAGATTCAATACAACCGTTACCATTTAAAGAACCAAGTGGAACTTTGCTTCAGTTGTTAAATATGTTGGTTGATTCTGGTCAAAAATTTGCATCTATTGCAGAAATAAATACAGGACAAGGTAATCCAAACGCTCCTGTAGGCACTACATTAGCCTTATTAGAAAGATCTACGAAAGTTTTATCTGCTATTCATAAAAGATTGCATAACTCTCAAAAGAAAGAATTTAGAATATTATCGCAAGTGTTTCAAGAATATTTGCCACAAGAATATCCTTATGCAGTAGCAAATAACGAAACCACAATTAAGTTATCTGACTTTGATGAAAGAGTTGATATTTTTCCTGTTTCCAATCCAGATATATTTAGTCAGTCGCAAAGAATTGCTATGGCGCAAGAAATGATGCAGTTAGTACAATCTAACCCACAAGTTCATGGGCCTAACGGTACTTACGAAGCTTATAAAAGAATGTATGCAGCGATTGGTGTAGATAACGTAGAACAAATACTTACACCACCACCTCCGACAGATCCACTTCCTATTGAAGCTGGTTTTGAAAATAATCAACTGTTATTAGGTCAGCAAGCTCAAGCATTCCCACAACAAAATCATGATGCACATATTGCTATTCATATGTCTTTGTTAAATACACCACCTGTTCAAATGAATGCTCAGGTTCAAGCTTTGATACATTCTCATATCATGCAGCATTTACAAATGAAAGCAGATCTTCTGGGTGAACAGCAAATGCCACCAGAGGTTATGCAACAGTTCCAACAGTTACAACAACAGGCTCAACAAGCATCACCTGAAGAAGCACAAAACTTATCTATTCAAGCAGGCGATATATTGGCACAATTCTCAGCCCCAATACTTGCTGAGTTGTTAGCAGAGTACAATCAAAAAGTCGCTTCTCCTCAAGATGAAGATCCATTAGTTGCAATTAGAAAACAAGAACTTGCTCTAAAAGGTCAAGAGCTATCTATAGAGCAGCAACAATTCTTAGCAGCTGAGCAAAGAAAAATGCAAGAAGCACAACAAAGAATGAATGTGGATAGAGAAAGAATTGATACCCAGGAAGATATTGCTGAGTTAAGAAACGATACTGCAAGAGCCAGAATGGAGCAACAAGCTAGATTTAAATTGTTAGATGCCAGAAACAAAAACAATTAAAGGTTGGTACTGGGATGACGTTAATAAACGTATGTACCGATGGCATGACTTAATGTTATTACTCAAAGAAAGAGAGTTAAAAAAACAAAAACAAAATGCCTAAAAGTTGGGTCAAAGAAAAAATTACTCGTATTAAGAAAAAAACCTCTATCGGCAACAGTCGTTTAAGTGATGGCGCTGGAACTAATAAAAATCAACGGCGAAAAAAATATAGAGGGCAAGGTAAATAAAAACTTGCAAATAATTTATTTAACCAAGATAATAAAC